CAAAAAAGCGCGCTTAGTGTTGAAAAGGTGCGCCGATGTTTGAAACCCTCGCCCCGTTCCTTGCCGGCGACTTCGTGCTTGCGCTTGCCGCTGGCGGGCTGCTGGCGTTCCTATGGTCCACCTGGTGATGCCGCGCCCCACAACCCGCAACTAATGGAGAGAAAAATGACCACGAAAAGAAAACAGACTAAAGCGCAAACTCGGTCCAAATCTGGACCGGCCGCTAGTCACTCGCCAATGACTGACCGTGACCGGCGGTATTTGTTCGAGCGTTTCCGGTATATTGAGACGAGACTGGACAAGGCCCACGCCCTGCTGCTGGAGCTTTCGAGCGTCCTTGAAAACGAATGGAATGAGGCAATCGAGTCCGGCGATAATTCTATAAATTACGCCTTAGAGTTGTCGCTTCTGGACGTTGTGACTGAGTACATACAAAAGACGTCCTCAATCGCGGAATGGCACTCGCAACAATATGGACCGATTGAGGAGTCAAAAAAATGACACCCTCAGACCTGCGCGAGATACTGGAAGCGCGCGGAATGTCCCAGCAGTCGCTTGCGCGCTTGCTGGGCGTTAATCCTCGAACGGTGCGCCGATGGGTGGAGCTGGATCGCGAACGCCTGCCGGAGCTTGCGATTATGCGGCTCCGGCTGGCGAAACTCGACAAGCCGGCGCAGAAGCCTAGAACTCGTCGCGAACTCGCGCCTGGAGAGTTTCCCGGCCCTGGCTCGTGAACTCTGCCGGCGCGATAATCCAGTAATAGTCCCCCCAATGGCCGACGGCTCCGCTGTCGGCCAAATACGTTTTAGCCCGCTTCCAGGCGTTGCGCTCGCTTGATCCTCGCTCCGCCGTTGTGACTTGCTGAAAGTAAATCCTCCAGGTCGCCTCGCGAACGCATTTGACGCCTGACGGGATATGGGCGCCGGCTGTTGACGGATATTCCCCCGCGTCCGCAATGGCCGTTTTAAGCGCCTCCAGCGCCTCCCTTGTGTGGCCCCTAGCTTTGGACCCTTTGTCCATCTTGCTGGCCGCTCGCTGTTCCTGGAGCGCCGCTGCGGCGATAGGCTCCACCGCCAGCGACGACGCTTCCGGGTCGATCTGCGAAAGGCTGACGAGCTGCATCCGGTAGCCCAATACGATCCCGTCCTCTCCGTCTTTGCTTTTCGTGATCGTGAGCTGCCCGACACGCTCGGTTGATCCTTCCTGGCTGACCTTCACGCACTCCAACTCGAGATCAACGGCGCCGAGAAGCGCCGAGCTGCCGCGCATCCCCCGACTTTCGTCTTTGCCGGCATGGTGAACGATCAAGACGCCAGCGCGGAGCTGGTCCTGAATGTATCCCATGACGGCGACGGCCTCGCCCACGTCCTTGGCGCTGTTTTCCTCGCCGCCTGCGAACGCACGCGCAAACGTGTCCACGACTAGCAGCGCCGGCTCAATGTTCAGCGCGCGAATGGCTGCGATTACGGCGTCCGCATCCTCGAGCGTCGAGCGCAGGTTGAGTTGCGCCTTGATGAAGTAAACGGCGACGTTGCCGGCAACGTTATGGTGCGCCTTCAGCGCCTCCCAGCGACGTTTCAGACCGGCCCCACCTTCGCCTGCGATATAGACGACCGCGCCTTGCGTCGCCGGCTTATCGAACGCATCGGCGCCCGCCGCGATGCAGTAAGACAGATACAAGGCGACGAAAGACTTATAACTCCCCGGCCGGCCGTATAGCGCGAGGAAACTTTCAGCCGGTACGATGTCTTTTATGAGCCATTTGACCGCGACGTCTTTCAACTCCCACGAAGGGATGATCTCAATCTGTCGCTTGGGCTTTTCGGCTGGCGTTTCCTTCTTTGGAAGGAATTGCTCGGCCTCTTTTTGTTCTTCTTGTGCCACGCTGGGCAGATAGTTAGGCTTTTCGGCCGTCCAGTTGTCTAAAACTGAGCGGCCTTCCACCTGGCGCGCCGCGATCTTCTCCGCAATGCTCAATTCCTGCTCTTTCGGGAATAGCGTGCGATAGGCTGCCTTCTTATCCCCGCCATGCTGGAGCGTCGCGATCAGCGCGAACGGGTCGCAGACGTGGCCGGAAAGCGGATCGGCCGCGCCGTGGTGGCTGTAGGTACACCAATGCCCGAACTTGCCTTTGAATAGCATCACGCCGGCTGTTTTCGTGGTCGAGCCTGGGCGCATGAAGCGCAATACGTCAGCGCCTCTGTCGTAATATCCGAAAACATAACCGGCGCGCTCCAGGATCGACCGAACGTCCTCCCGGCTTTGGGCGCTGTTGAACGCCTCGATCTTGTTCTCACCGTCGAACTGGCGCGCGGGCTGCTGGGCTTGCGGCGCCTGCTGCGCTGCCTCTTGCGCGCGGACGGCCTCAGCCTGCCGGCGCGCGTCCGCCCACTCCTGCGCCATCCTGACGTCGAACGGCAAGCAGTCGGCGCGCATCGAGACGAAATTGGCAAGCGCGGCCTCGTCGCGCACGCGCGGAAGATACCAAGGCTGGCTCCACCGCTTCGCCTCCGGCACGTCTGATAGATAAATCCCAAAGCCCCGCAGTTGTTCCAAAATAAAATCCACGCAGTCCGCGAGCTGCTGCGCGTTTGATAGCTTCGCGGGGATCAGGATGCGATACTTCCAGAAACCATCCTCCGGCCGCGCGCTGTGGCTCGTATGCGCGCAGAATGTGATGCCGAGCGTGTCGAGCGCCTTGGCGACGTCTGGCAACGGCGGCGCGCCCTCAATCACTTCCCCCGTTTCCGGGTCGAACTGGCTGTCCCCGTCGAGGACGATCAACTCGCCTTCGAGCAGGTTTTCATCCGCGCGCTTAGGAACCTTGAGCTTTCCGCCACGGATCAGGTAAGAGCCGTCCTTATCACCCACGCGCGGCTTCGCGGCCAAGCCGCAGAGCTTGTCCCAGTCGTATTCCTTGACGACAAGTTTTGTGTCTGACCGGCCGCCGGTCGCAAAAGCAAGAAGCATAGGAATGGTGTTTTCTTCGCCGAACTGTGCTATTACTTGTGTCACCGCGTTGCCCCCATCTTTCGCGGTACCAGGCAAGCCCCCGGTGAAGCTCTCCTCACCGGGGGCGTTTCTTTGTTAGAACTCGTCTTCCTCGTCAGCGCGCGGCGCCTTCTTAGGCGCAGGCTTCGCAACCGGTGCCGAAGCCGGAGCTGCTGCGCTGCCCTTCGCCTCATGCTCAGCGAAAGCGTCGGGCGGAGCAACCCAGCCGACGATCTTGCACGTCGGAGCCTTGAAACGCAGCTCCCCTTGGGGCGTCGAAACTTTGACAGTCTCGGTGCCGGAGAACTCGATCACCGGCATTTTACCCTTATTGTCGCCAGCCTCAGCAATAAACTGATCGTGAAGCTGGTCGATCACCCGCATGACGGTTTTGCTGGTTGGCGTGAACTCGCGAAGCCCGTGCTCTTTAAAAAAGAGCTTTAGGGACACGGCCTGTTTGTGATCGGCCGAAGGCTTTGCGGGCATTTTCTCGCCAGCCGGAGCGAGGGTCGCCGAGTAGGTAGGAGCAAACGTGATCCAGCCAACGGACAAGTTGGCGAAGTCTGCGACCGCCTTAATCGGCAGGTCGATTTCAACTTCCACCTTGTCCCAGCTACCGTCGCCTTGCGGCTCCCGGTTCACCGCAATGAAGTCGCCCGCCTTAGCGTCGAACTTCACAACGGGAAGAAACTTTCCCCCACCAGACGATCCACCGCCATCGAAGTTAATTCCCAATGCCATTGCCATACTCCATGTTTTGCCACTGATCCCCGTGGCCGGGATTACTTCGTGAACGCATCGTCAATCGAATTGACGAGGTTCTCCGTGAAATGTTTGACGACGCTCAGCGCGGCATTGTGCTCAGACGCAGCGTTGACGATTGAATAGCTCAGCAACGCTCCGAGCGCGGCGATGACGACTGGATCATCCACGTCTGTTGCGTCGATCACGTCCGCAAGCTGATCGATCAGCTCAATCGTTTGCTTCTTGCGCTCGACTGTGAACTCAAACCGATCTTGCATCTTCTTGCGCCTCCCGTTGCTGCTCCTCATAAAGCAACCGCTCGCCGGGATGCCCGAACATTAAATTGTTCAAGCGGTCGATCTCTTCCTTGAACGGCCGCTGCTTATACCGGAACACTTCTTCCATGCGGCTAACTGGGCCTTTAACGATTTGCTCGTATTCCTCATTAGCCCTTTGCCACGCATCTGTAACAGCGCGCAACTTCTCTTTATTCCGCTCGAAGAACTCAGCACGGCGCTTGTCGTGGTCTGCGATCAAATCATCAAGCCGCTTGATTGCAAAACTTCTTTCGCAATCTAGCTCCATGTATTCCTCGATCAGCTCGTCATCCGTTTTGACCTGTTTCTTTTTCCCCATCTTTCTCTCCTACCGTGTTGAAGCCCACCAAGCCATCAACGCCGCATCGGCGCGCCCATCGTCTTTCTTGCGCGCAAACATATGCGCGTAAGCCGGGAAAAGCTCGGCCGCTCTTTGCCTGTTCCCATCCTTGCCGCTGCGCGCGTTGACGGCCTTCTGCCACCCAGCCGGGGATATGTAGGTGACAGGGACGTCAAGCGCAGACAAGATACCTTCCAGCATCCCAACACCCCTGCCGAACTGAAACATGCTGCTGACACCTTGCCCTGGCATGGCGCCGACAATCTCCAGGATCGCGATGCTTGGGTTGCGCGCCCTGATAATCGCCGCCAGCATTTGCGGGCTGATCTCAGTCTTCAACTTCTGCCCGCGTTTGACCTCGACGGTCGGCGTGTCGATCAGCTCCAGCGTCCCTTGCTCTGGACGAAAGAACGCAAGCGCGCCTTTGGCGCCGGGGTCGATTGCGAGGATCATTTCTTACCCACCAACTCGATCTGCAATTCCAGCGCAGCCGCATAAGCCAGCGCCGTCTTGACGGTCATGTTTTTGTCGTCGCGCGCGTCAATCAGGCTCCAAGTTGACGGCGAAACGCCGGCTTCCTTGTTGACCTTGCGCTGCGAATACTGGAGCTGCTCGCGCTGCTCATTGAACAGCGCGAATAGATGTTCTGAACTCTCAACTTTAGTCATGCGCCAACCTCCTGCTAAGGAACCTGAACGCATAAGATTGAAAGCGCAAGTCTCTGTCCTCAGATTTCAAACGGTTCCCCCAATGCCCATTGCGGAATTGAGATTGTCTGCACGCCGCGCGTGTAGTGGTATCGTTTCTGCGGCTTGTCGGTCGCGAGGATGTAAGCCTCAGCGGCCTCGCGCATAGCGCGCCTTCCGGCGAGCAAAGACTTAGCGTCCAGCTCATAGACGCCAACCGCGTGCGGCGCCTCGCTCTCAACCGCGATGAAGACGAACTTCTTCAGCTCGATGCCTGCGACCGCGAGGAACCCATGCGTGTAATGCGCCGCCTGTAGGTGGTATTTGAACGTCGCGATCTGACGCGCGAACCCCTCCGGCGAAGCATCTTGGCAGGTCTTGAGATCGAGCATGACGTCGCCGACGATGAAATCGACACGCGCCTTACACGGGACGCCATACTGATCCCAGAGCATCGTGACCTCAGCATCCCCACCTTCTTCAAAGTAGTCTTTGACGACGGGGTTTTCTTTGGCCGAGCTGGCGATTGCTTGGGCGCGGGAATACTGCGCCTCGTCAAGTATCGTCTTGCCCTGATTGTCATCCTGGAACTCCTGCGCGGCCTTCTTACCGATGGTCGTGCGCATGTCGAAGCGCGGGCTGATCGCGAACTCCTGCTCGAACTTCTCAGGCTCGAAGAACAGAGTATGCGTCAGCGTGCCGAGCTTCATGGCTGCGGTAGGTTCACGCGGGTTAGTCATCGACTCCAGGAAGTGCGCCGGAGAACGGAGCAACAGTTTCGCTCCTGACGCGCTCAGCGCCTTGATTGCGTGATACTCGCTTGCCGGCATGTCTTTGATTAACTTCGCCATCATTCTCCCCCATAGGCTGATATTCACCACAAAAGTAGCTGCGCGCGACACGTACCGGAGTCGGATAACGCTGGCAGCTCAGAGACCCGCCTTCTTTACCAGGCGTAAACTTGCAGGTTTCACATTTCATATTGCGTTCCTTGTTAGTGTCACCTGCACCAGAGCGCGATGCAGGTGACGTTTGGCAGTGACCTTTCGGCCCTCGTTGTGACAGCACCAAGGTTGCTCTCTACTTGCTTCCTGCCTACGCCTGACGCCAGTTTGCAGTCACCGTTGGTTTCGGGACGGCCTGCTCTTTGCGTCAGTCGAATGGTTTTCCATTTAACGCATCGCGGACAATCTCAACGTCTTTTACTAACCGGTTCCGCCGCTGGATATATTGATCGGCGTGTTCGGAAAAAAACATGAGACTTTGCTCTGCCAGCATCAAGGCTCTTTCCAGCCCGATTATGTATCCCGCCGCTTCAAAATGAAGGTCTTTAATGCTTTCCAACTTCACGTCTCTACACTCTAGCAAACGCTTCGCCAGATCATTGCTCATCTTTCTTCTCCACCTCATGCCGCAGCCAGACGAGCAAAGTCATCGCCTTGTTCGGGTGCGGGATTCCTTTGGCCCCGTACACCACGTCCGCCTGCGACTCCAGATATTCGAGGATCGCGGGCATCTGCTTTTCCAGACGCTCCAGCGCGTCTATGCGCTTTCTAGCTTTTGCAAGCTCAGCGAAATACGGTTGGACATCCTTTGCCAGCGCGTATTGTTTGCCCTCGAATTTGTGAAGCTGAACGTCATCAGTCATCTTTCCCCTCCAGCGCAGCGCGGGCTTTTTGAATTGGCGGGTATTCTTCCATCGCAGGGAACGCGGTGACCAAACGGTCAGTAATGTCCTGTAACGCCTTCTCCAACGCCTCTATGTGGTCGGCGGCTTCATTTAAGAGGCCACAGGGGCCGGTGCCGTAGTACAGATTAACTCCAGCACGCAGCCGCTTCACAAGATCATTGCTCATCTTTCCCCTCCAGCGCAGCGCGGGCGCGGTCGTATATGTCTGTCTTTCTGTCGCTGACGCTAATTACTTCCCGCAGCGCCTTCTCCAGCGCCTCTATGCGGTCGGCTGCGTCGTGCAACAGCCCGCATGGGTGAGTTCCATATAGACTGTCTTCTTCTTTGCGCAGCCGCTTCACAAGATCACCAGTCATAATTTGCATCTCCTATTTTTCTTGCGTGCAGCGTTCTCGTTGAGAAGAAGCCGTCAAACTCGGGGTTGTTGCGCATCCACAGTCGCCCGTAGTAAGCCCGATAGTTGTTGTTCAACTTGTATTCTTCACCGCGTGTCTCGACGGTTGTGTACCACCGCATCCGTTCAAAGATCGCACCTACGCCAAAGCTACCCCGGTTAGCTCTGGCCGCCTCAAATGCGAATTTGCTAAAGAGCGAATAAACCTTTGGGTTGGCCGCGTGAAACGCCCAGAACTGTGCCTCCAGCACGTTCTTTGGTTTGTCGGGCGTTCCAAGGTCATCGCTCATCTGCGCTTCTCCCATTCTAACAACATAGCATCTGCGTACTCATACGCAGCCTTCGCAGTCTTCGCAGGCTCAAGAGCCACGTTGCTCAGAAGAGCTTGGAACGCCGCCATGACGAGTTTGTCGCGCATCTCGCGGCGATCAACCTCGCTCACCATCTCGGTGATCTTGCGTCGCTCGCTGTCTAGTTGTGACATATACCCCATCTTTCTCTCCATCATTCTTCTCCCAGGGCTTTCTTGGCTCTCCAACCACAGTAGTCCTGATCTTCCCAGTCTTTAGAGCATAGCGCCGCACAATCGCAGGCGTACTGACGCGCCAGCCGATGATAGTCCTGCACCGTTTGTAGGTGCCATTCCATGTCGAGCTTATTCTTTCGAATTGCTTTAGCGAGTTTCCGCTCTAACTCCTCGACGTCGCGCAACGCATAACGCAGCGCGAAGTAAACATGACCAATGTCCTCGTATGTGATCGACTGCACATTATCTGGACAGTTGTACATCTTGCGCATGATCTCAAGCGGCTCAATATCGTCGTTCATTCACCACCTTTTGCGCGCTCAATGCTGGCTCGGCCAAGCGGCGTATCCGCCAGCATCCCAAGCGCAGACATATAAGTGTCGATTAGAGCTTGCTCCTCAGCGCGCTTGGCCGAGTCCTGCTTGCGCATCGCGATCACCTTCTTCAAGATTTTCGCGTCGTAGCCTAGAGACTTCGCCTCGACGTAGATGTCCTTGATAGACAGGCGCAACTCGTCGCGCTCATCTTCCAGTTTCTCGATGCGTTGAACAATGCTATTCAGTTGGTTGTTGGTCATTGGGTTCCTCCACCCGTACCGACGCCATAGCTCTTTCCATTGCATACTCGCGCTCAGCGCGATCCAACTCATTGACGACCAGCATCGCGTAGCCGGCGATGTCGCGCCAATGCTCCTTCTGACGTGCATCACCCGCCAGGATGCGCGCCTCTTTGGTCTGGATCATTTCCAATGACTCGACCATGTAGAACTCTAGGTCGTTGTAGAACGAGCTAGACTTCAGCGTGTTCTTTAGGTGCTGGCTCATCTGGGACACATACCTGTAGTCCCCGTGCGTCCGAGCCCTGTCCTTCAGCGTGTCCTGAATGTTCTCCGACATATCCTGCCTTTCTTAGTGCGTGCATAACTGACGTGTGGTCGCGGTTGCAGAAGCGTCCGATCTTTGCCATCGACCAGCCGCGTTTATACAAGTATCCGTATATTTCACGGCGCACGGCGTGCGTGGAAATAAGCCTGGAATGGTTAACGACCAGCGCCCATGTGGCGTCGTGCTTGCGCAAGATCGCAACAAGATCGGCCTTGAGCTGCGGGTCGGCGATAGGGGGAAGACGCGGCGGCTCGTCTGGCTCAACCCGCGTAGGCGGGTCGATGACGGCAAACAGCCGGAGTACAGGTTCCTGCTGCGGTGCAGGGCGTTTTGCAGCTTCCTGCATCCGCTTACGCGCCTCTTTCCATCTCTTGTGATATTCGAGTGCGAGGCTCAATGGTACATCTCCATCAGGCGAGTGCGCGCCCAGTTGAGAGTACGAGCATAGCAAAGCTGGCCGTGTACGCTCACAGCTCTATAGGCGCGCTCATTAGTTTGAACCAGCCGGCACTTGTTAACGTAGCCGACGACCTTGCCCATGTAGAAGCAGGTCCACGTTCCATCATCATTCTTCGTAAGCTGAACCACGGGCTCTCCCTCCGCGAATCATCAACGGAGGGAGATTGCCTGATTTTTAAGATTAGCGCAAGGGGCTAATCCAAAAGACCGAGTTGGCGCTTCCTAATTTCATCTTCGGCGCGGCCTGCCTGTAGTAAACCTTGCTCGATAGCTTGAAGGTTTGGTGCAGTAACCCCCGCCCTTCGTGCGGCGCCAACTGTCCGTCCGCCAGCATATGCCGCCTCTCCGACAAGACGCGGAGATGTCGCCAGTACAAGCGGGAGGGCAGTGGGGGCTGTCGTGCCAGCCAAGACACCACCCGCCACGCTACCGAGCCTTGCGAGACCGCGTGGGGCGACCGAGCTAAGAGACTGCCCAGCGATGACATTTGGAAGCTCAGGCTCATACCGCGCCAATACGTCCAAGAGCTTGCCGCGCTGCCCGTAGTTCGTGTTGACGTTGTTGCGCATCACAGACTGCAACTTTCTCATCGTTGTGTCGGTTGATGCTTTTTCGCCAAGCGAGAACGTGCTGGTCAGCTCATTAAGTTGCTTGGAGGCATTGGAGTATTCATCCATCACCTTGGCATAGGTCGGGGCCTGTTTGACAATTTGATCTTTAACAGAGTTGTAGATTTCGTCCGCCGCCAAGCGCGCCTTTGTGCCAGAGCGAGTTTCAGCCCACACTTCTCCAAGAGATTGCTTCAGGGCGTCAAAGTCTTCTGGCGTGCCACGCATATTTGGGTTGGTGTAAAATGCGTCGATCCTATTACGCATTTTAGAAACAATATCGTCAGCCGCTGAGTTGACAATCTCGCCATCTTTCTTGGCGAATCGTTCGGCATTATCAACGGCTGAGTAAACAGGCTTGTAATCGAGAACGGCCTTATCTCCCTTAATCGGGATCATGCCCTCTCTATATGCCGTAGAGCGTTCATTTCTAATCTGCTCAAGCGCGCTTTTAGCCATATCAACCGCCTGGCCGACATCTGCTTGACCGCGCATCTGCTTCGCAAACTCTTCAGAGCCCTCAGCTCCTGCGCGCGCTGCCTGCCTAATGGCTTGCTCGCCAGCACCAGTCAAAACGCCAAGGCTGGAGGAAACAGTAGGCTCAACGACGTAACGCGCCGCTGCGCCGACAGGAGCGGTGATGACGTTAAGAGGGTCTATTGCTCGGCCAACAGCACCTGCACCTCTAATACCGGCGCCACCACCAGCGGTCAGAACAGCAGAGACATCTGCCAGCGCGCCAACCGGATCAGTAGCAATCGTTTGTTTGATTGCCTCGGGGCTCCCGTATCTTTGGGCGTACATCTGACCAAGCGCATTGGCGGCAGCCTCACGCTCATCTTTCGGCCGAAGCCGCGCTGCTTCAACCTGCTGCTGCGTTGGTGCTGCACCAGTAAGAAGCGACCTTAAACTTGCGCCAACAACCGAAGGTGAAAGGATATTGGCAAGTCCAGCCGCCGTCTCACCATATCCAGCAGGAGCCACAGCGCCCAACGCTTTTGAGCGCAAACCGCCAGCAACTTCGCCGATAGCCTCTGCGGTCTGAACGGGAGAAGTAACAGACGTTGCAATGTCTCCGACCATCTTACCAAAGCTGGCCGGTGCATTTTGAATAGCTTGCTGGCCTACTTCTTTAAGTGTCAGGCCGCCTCTCCGTTCATCAAACTGATCGAACGGATTAGGGGAGCCGTCAAATTGGTCGAACGGATTAGCCATTTATTTCCCCAGAATTGCGTCAGCCGCACCAGCACCGTACTTCTCGTCAAACTGCTTTTTCAGGTTAGG